TACAAAAAGTATAAGCTGGTTTTGCTTGCTTCTTCTCGTAGCCAGAAACCGTATCAATAAATATATCTGGATAAGGAAAAGAATCTACTCCAGAAAAGAAAATATCTCTGCTCTTACATTCGCAAGGCATTTTACTTTCGCCAATCAAGATGTCTTTATCTTGTGTGCCGTACTTTTTGCGAGAAGCTTTTACATCTTTTCTAGTGGAAAGCCATTCACTATATTGTTCTTCTGAGCAATCGTCTGGATTAAGTTCTAATCCAATAGATTCAAAAAAGATAGGAATGCCTTCTTCTTTTAGTTTTTTTGCTAAGATTGATTGAAATTTTAAACCAGTTTGAAGTTCTTTATAGAATAGTTCATGGTTGTCTAGCCAATTTTTTTGAGCCATTATATTTTTAATCTCCCTTTTCTATTCTGTAGCTATCATCATCGAAGTGTTGGGTGCTGAATTCAAATAATTCGGTATCTTCTAGGGCTTGCATTTGGTGCTTTAACCCAACTGGAATATGGAAATGATCTCCTTTTCTAAGAAGAATCTTGTGAGCAAGAGGCATCTCTTCATGCCATCCATAATACAAAAGCAGCCTTCCACTTTGGACGTAGAAAGTTTCATCTTTGATCTTATGGTAATGCCAACTGCACTTGCGATCTTTAATAATATAAAGTATTTTACCGCAATACTTCTCATTATTAACTATCCACTTTTCAAAACCCCATCCTTTGGGGACAATATGAAGTTTTTCTTGCATTATTTAGCTTTTCTTAATACTTTATTGTATTTAGTGACTTTAGACTTCAAGAGTTGATTGTCTTTATTAAGTTTGACATATTCGTCGTCTACCAAATGAATAAGATCGCCAATTTGAAAATCTTGGCCTTCTTTTACTATTTTGTAGTTCTTTTCTTGCGCGGATGAAAGTTTTGTCATATTTATTGGTTTATCGTCTTGCATGTTAAGATTTGCCAGAATTCTTGTCTTCTATATTTTTAATGGTGCCATAATCATTAAAAATATAATCAAACATCCACTCTTCAGCTATTTCATTCATATTTAACTTTTCAAGCAGATCGCTGTATATGCCATATTGATCTTCTTGAAGTTTTTTTATTTTGCTGCGGGTTTCTTTGATTAGATTGCGCTGTTCAGATGTAAATTTCATATCCAGAGAGTATCGTAGTATTTGGCAAAAAGAGCAAGACCATTTTCTTTTCTTTCATTGAGTTTGGAGGCTCTTTCCATGTATTCTTTCCAACCTTGCTTTTCCTCTATGGTCATTGGAGAGTTGTCGCTCCAAGCTTTATCAACAAACGATTTAGGAAAATCGCAGAATTTATCTCCATCAATAATAAACTCAAAAGCAAAAATCATTTCATCCAAAACGTCATTCATTTCTTTCAAGCCTTTTGCTTCTGCTCTTTCAAGTTCTTCTCCCTCAAGAACATGAAAATTAGTTGGTAAAAAACAAACGGGGATTCCAGCTTTACCCTTTTCCTTAAAATACTTAAGGCGAGGTAAAACAAATAGAGCAATATTGTATCCTAATGAATACACATCATCATCAGAAACACCATAACGAAATTTCTGGTATCTGCACTTCGCCCACCAGCGGATTTCTCTAGGCCAATTCCTAGCTTTCCATCCAAGTCGGAAAGGAATAAGATCAAGCAAGAAGTCTACATATTTATTGTAAACATAAACATCCTCAGAAAACATACTTTCAAAAGCTTTTGCGTTTTCTTCTGCGATCTGTTTTTGGCGAGCGATCTCTTCTGGAGATCTAAAATCAAATTCTAGTTGTCGGCTCATAAATCTTTGTAATTTTTAATTTCCATTTTACCGTTAGTTATGGTCATCCACTCGCTTAGGTTAGTATCTATGCAGTAATTTTCAGTTTTGCAATGAGTTTGGATTACTCCTTTGCGTCGATAAGTATGCCCAAAAATTTGAGGCATGATATTTAGTGGCGCAAATTCTCTATCGAAGTCGAGCCAAACAATACCACCTTTAGGTTGGTATCCGCCTCTTGAATAACCGGCCCCATAAAACCAGTGAAACTGCTTAGTTCTTATTTTTATATTAGCATCATTTCCTTGGATTGTCAAATATTCATAAAGATCTTCGGAATTAACAATCGCAGGCGACAAAAAATTATAATGCAGACCAGCATGAGTGCATAAAAACTCATCAAGAAAAATAAACCAGCTAAATTTATCAACTATAGCCGGTTTATCTTCTCCGAAGATTTTGTCTATTACTTGAGCTTTGCGATACTCATATCCACTACATGTTGTGTATTTATTAGCAAAGAAATAATGTAAATCGTGATTGCCAAAAAGAGTAAAGTTGCCGCCAGCTAAATAATCTTTGAGAAAAAAAGCGGTCTTCTCAACATCTTCATCTTCGTCTACAAAAAGACTGTCGAACCAATCGCCAAGGCAAACATTAATATCGGCAGCTTCGTGCTTTATGATTTTCGCAAGCTTATCAACTTCCTGATGGACATCAGAAAATATTAAAATCTTATTTCCTTTGCTATCTATTTTCATATTTTTTTCAAGAAACTCAAATCTGAATCTGGTGCTGAGGGGTTATTCGGCTTGTCTAATGATTTAGATGGGTAATCACGAAAATCTCTAAAAGCTTCTATGACTAATTTTTTATTAACAAAAGAAAGCTCTATATCAGAAGGAATAGAAAATTTTTCAGTATAATTTTTATTTAATTCTGGAGAAAATCTATCTTCAAAATAATTAAAATTGCTGCTATAATTATTACCGTGAACATGACAAAGGTAAAAATATTTGTTTATTTTTTCGATGCATTCAAAGAAAATTTTTCTAGTTTCTGGGTCTTTCAAATTATGAAATTCGAAAAGCAATCCGGTTGTTATTTCAGACATTTTTTGCATGTCTGTATTTAATAAAAATTCATATTCACAACCTTCTACGTCGCATTTAAATAATACTTTTTTTTGCGAAGAAGAAAGCAAATCTTCTGATTCATTTTGAAAATATTTATCGTAATGAGAAAAAAAATGATCGGTATCTCTAGTTTTTTTACCAGAAAGACCTTCTTTGGTGAATATTCCTTTGTCACAAGCCCAAGCTGGAAAAATTACGTTATCTATTGTATGATCAAATAAATAAGCTTTTTTATTCGTAGCCTCTATATAATCAACTTCTAAAGAAATGTCATTCCCTACTCCATAGCTAAATAAAGCTTCGCTTTGGCACAATGCTTGTATTGCGATTATGTATCCTCCATCCCATGGATAACCAAATCTAATTTTAGGGAGTTTGACATTAAAAACAGAAAGCTGATTTATCATATTAATTTATATTAATATTTTTCGTTATAATAAACAATAGTTTTTTTAATTGATTGCCTAAAATTAGATATTGTCCAATTCGGAAAATTAAATAAAAAATCTGAATTGTCTATGGCATATCTAAGGTCGTGGCCTTTTCTATCCTCTACAAACTCAAACCATCTAAAATTCAAATCTGCTTTTGTGATTTCCTTATATTCTTCAGCAAGAATATGAATCAAATCAAAATTTGAAATTTCATTATTTCCTCCAATTAAATATTGTTTGCCAGATTTGCCATCGAAAAGTATTTCTATCAACGCCGCGACATGATCTTTCACAAAAATCCAATCTCTGATATTAGATCCATTTCCATATAATGAAATAGGCTTCCTAGACTTAAAGCTAGAAATGCACTTAGGAATCATCTTCTCTTTGTGCTGATTCGGGCCAAAATTATTGCTGCAATTTGTAATTATAGTAGGAAGTCCATAAGTTTTATTAAAACTTCTTACAATTAGATCGCTTGCAGCTTTGCTGGAGGCATATGGGCTATTTGGTCTATATGGGCTATCAACTGTAAAAGGCAATTCTTTTTGATTGAGACTTCCAAATACTTCATCTGTAGAAATATGAATAAATTTGTTAAGCTTGCCGTACTTTACTGCGCACTTCAATAGATTATGAGTGCCGCTTATATTAGTGTGTATGAAAGGGTCAGAATTATCAATAGAATTATCAACATGACTTTCCGCAGCAAAGTGTACAATATATTTTATCTCATTTTCGACCAATAAATTAAAGATATTTGAGCTATTGATATCTTCAATTATGAGATTGTATCTTGAGTCTCCGCTGAAAGGCAGGTTTAGATTCGCCGCATAAGTTAATTTGTCAAGATTAATTAAAATCTTGACATCTTTATTCTTAAGCATCTCCTCAATAAAATGACTTCCGATGAAGCCGCAGCCGCCAGTAACTAAAATATTCATATCTTCCAATTATTTAAGCAATAATCTAAAGATTCTTCAACAGATTTTATTTTAATGCCTGCGTTTAATAGTTTAGTGTTACTCATTACGCAATTAGACCGAGGAGTGCTTGCATAATTTTTATATAATTCTTCTTCATTAATTAAATTGAAATCTCTATTTTTAGCTATCGTGTTTTTTAATTTATTGACCAAAGCTTCTGTAGTTATTGATCCAGTATTTACTACATTGTAAATTCCAAATGGAACATTTTTAACAATGCATTCTATACAGGCATTGACAAACTCTTCTTTATTAGAGATTGAGTTTTCAGCTTGCAAAAGCTTAGAATATTTAAGCATTTTGCTAATATAATTTCTAGGATTATCATTTTCTTCGAAAGGAATTCTTAATCTCCAAATGTAATTTTTTTCATATGAGGAAACGCTTATTTCGGCTAAGGCCTTCGTGCCACTATAAAAACTGCAATTGTTTTGCTTGAAAGAAAAATTTGGTTCATCTTCTTCAGTGAATCCAGAGCCGTCTGATCTTTTACCAGTATAAATACATCCACTTGACACATGTCCCAAAACTATATCATTTAATTGACAAAAGTGAACGAGCATTTGCGGCCATAAAACATTGCCATAAAATGTTTCTTCTTTATTTAATTCGCAAGCATCAACATTGGGTTTCCCAGTATATCCGGCAGCATTTATAACATGGCTAATCTTATTAAATTTAAAAAAAGTTTGGAGTTGATCGAAAGATGTCTTTCTAGCCCCTTCCCAAGCTATAAATGAAATTTTCTTTTTAGAAAGCTGTTTTTTAAATTCGCTGCCTATATACCCACTAGATCCGAATAATAATATCATGATTCTTTTTTGATGAATTCTTCTACTGAAATTATGTTAATTAATTCTTTTTTATTTGGAACAAAATAATTCCAGTTTAAAGCCGCCTTCAAAGGAACTTTATCGTACAATTTTTGAGATCCTTTTTTTAAAATAGTACACCCGTAGTCTGTGTCAATTGTAAATATTTCTAAATTTGGATTGTTGAATCTTAGTTTAACAATGCTTTTCCAAACATCTCCGCACCATGAAATTTGAGTGCGCGGAATTAATTGATCCTCATAGGTTGGGGGCAACGAATCATGAATCATTATGACCCCGCCTTCGTTTAATACATTGAGAGAATTGAATATGTCTCTATCAACTTGATCAGAATAGTGCAAGCCATCTATAAATACAAAATCATAAGTAATATTCTGGTTTTTAATTTTTTCAAAAAAATCATCTGAAGTCATTATATAATTAACCGCTTCAGAAAGAGGATTTCCGGATTCTCCCGGGCCGGGATCCACGCCGTCTTTATGATTAGCTTTCACTTGGTCGATTGTAAGCCCTTCCGCAACGCCAAGTTCTAAATATTTTTGAAAGTTGTATTTTGAAATATAAAAATTAATAATATCTGTTCTGTTCATGTTTATTTATATATTTTATTTATTTGAAGTTAATTTTAACAAATAATTTTTGTATTCTGAATTTGGCATTTTAAATATTAAGTCTATTAAACTATTTTTATTTATAAAACCTTTCTTGAAACATTCCTCTTCGATATTTCCGATCATTGTTCCTTGTCTGCTTTGTATGGTTTGAATATAAGCAGAACTTTGGAATAAGGACTCTGGGGTTCCAGCGTCAAGCCAAACTGTTCCTTTTTTAAGCTTAATTACTGTCAAGTCTTCTTTTTTTAAGTAAATCTTATTAAGATCAATTATTTCTAGCTCGCCTCTGCCGGAAGGGGTTAAAGTTTTGGCGTATTCAGCAGCGTTTGTGTCATAAAAATATAATCCCGGCATGGCGTATTTACTACTTGGGAAAGGAGGCTTTTCCTCCATCGAAATCGGATTACCATGAAAATCAAAATTAACTACTCCGTATGCCGACGGATTGGATACTTCACAGGCAAAAACAGTAGCTCCAGTATCTACTACTTCTATGTCTGATATCCCATGAAAAATATTATCTCCAAGAATTAAGCAAACGCTTTCATTCTTAATGAAATCCTCGGCGATAATTAGAGCCTGAGCTATTCCTTTTGGCTCTGGTTGTATTTTATAACAAATATCTAACCCAAGATGAGATCCGTCATTAAATAGTTTCTTATAACTGTCTATAAAATCAGGAGAAGATATTATGCAAATTTCTCTGATCCCAAAGCTAATTAAATTAGCTAATGGATAATAAATCATTGGCTTGTCATAAACAGGAATCAATTGCTTATTGACAGAAACAGTCATTGGGTACAGCCTAGACCCTGTGCCGCCAGATAAAATTATACCTTTCACATTTGAATTATATTTCCATCTTTATCGCTATACCAAACTTCTTTCACGTTAAATTGCGAAATGACGCTTTGGCAACCACGACATGGCTTGCTAATATTAAGTTTCTTATTTCTATCTATTCTTAATACAAGCATTTTAAAATCAGAAAGATCTTCTTTGTCGGTTTTTAATAGGCAATCAAGTTCGGCATGGATGCCAACATAGCCTTCGTGGTAAGGGTGTTTTGATATTTCTGGATGAGTTCTTTTTTTATTTATTCCTATTTTTTCTATTATTTTAGATTTGATTAAAAAAGCAAAATGGCTTGTGTTAAGATCCCTGCTTGTGGGGTAAAAAGAGTACGCTATTTTTATTGCTTTCGCAAAAACTTTTTTGTCCACTCAATATGATGCCCGGGCGGGAGCAAAAGTCAAATTTTTATTGGTAATTTTTAGATAAAATTAATAAAACCGTTAAGATCTATAGTATATGAAAATTTTTGGTCATGCGACATACGTTGGGAATAGCGGCTATAATTCTCACTGTAAGAATTTTTTCAGAAATTTAAATAAATATCACGACATAAAAATTAGAAATTTTACTGTTTCTTCAGATTGGGCTGGCATTAATGGAAATCTTGAAAAGCCTCATGGGAAAAACATAGATAATTTAGATGAAGAAATGATAATTCTGCAAACTTTGTGGAACGACCGAAAAGAATTGCAAGATTTTCCAATACATGGATACAAAAGGGGATCTTTTAAGCATGATCTAAACATAATTTTAGCAGAAACAAATCATTATTATTTTTATCATAAATACGATGGGCTAAAAATAGCTTACTTCGTTTGGGAAAGCACTGAAATATATGATCCATTTTTTCAAAAATTGAAAGAATTTGACCAGATTTGGGTTCCAACGAAATGGCAAGCAAACTGTTTAATCGCCCAAGGGATGCAAAAAGATAAGGTAAAAATTGTGCCAGAAGGCGTAGATTCTAGCGTTTTTTATCCTGAAGATATTGAATGCGAAGATGAAAAATTTAGATTCCTCATTTTTGGCAGGTGGGATAATCGCAAAAGTACGGTTGAATTAATAAGAGCTTTCAAGAATGTATTCGGAAATTATCCAAAAGTTGAATTATTAGTATCTATAAATGATAAATTTAATAGCGACGGACTTGAATCAACTCAAAATAGACTTCAGTTTTTTGATTTAATTAGCGACAATATTAAAATATTGAATTTCCCGCCTAGAGAAGAGTATGTAAAAATCTTAAAGTCTGGGCATGTGTTTTTGTCTTGCTCCAGATCAGAAGGGTGGAATTTGCCATTGATAGAAGCTATGGCCTGCGGTATTCCTAGCATCTATTCTGATTGCAGCGGGCAACTAGAGTTCGCTTTTGGGAAAGGAATACCAGTAAAAATTCAAAGAGAGATAGAAATGAAAAATTTTTATCCTCCCGGCACTATTTGCCAAGGGAATTGGTACGAGCCAGATTTTAAAGACTTAGAGCAAAAAATTTTAGAAGTTTATAACAATTACAAATTTTACAAAAATAAAGCTTTAGAAGAGTCAAAAGAAATAAGAGAAAAATTTTCTTGGGATAATTCTGCAAAAATAGCAAATGTTTATATTTCTGAATTGCTGAATATACCAGTAGCTCAACCAAAAGAAATCCAAAAACTAAAAATAGAGAATCAGTTAAAAAAAGTTAAGGCATTCGATGAACAAGGTTATGCTGAAATAATTGACGCAAATACTTATGAGAATAATTGCGAAGTAGAAGAAGGCGATACCGTTTTAGATTTAGGGTGTTCTAGGGGTATATTTTACTTTAAAAATAAACATAAAAATATAAAATATTTTGGAGTAGATGCTTGCTCTGAAGGCATTAAAGATTTCTACAGTTTTTTATTGGATGAAGATGATCCTGTAATAATAAACGCAATAATAAAAAAAGAAAAAGAAGTCGTTCTGGTAAAACCATTTTTTTACAATACAGAAAAGAAATTGGTGTCTTCGTTGTCTTTTAAAAATATAATGGCTTTGATGCCGCAAAAGATAAATTTTTTAAAATTTGATATTGAAGGAGGGGAAAAAGAAATTTTTTGCGATGAAAATGATTATAATTTATTCAAAGAAAAAGTAGAAAAATTTTCTGGAGAAATCCATATAAAAGGAGCAGAGGGTATAACAGAAAAAGAAGCCATTAATATAATTAAAAAATTGCAGAATGATCCAGAAATTTGCTGTAAACTTCACAGCACCGATGGAAAACCAATAGATTTTTACTTTAGACCAAAATCAGGAGAATATCATGATCAAATCATAATATCAGGTATAGTAAAGAAAAATAGCAAATTTGATACTATGCCATTCAATCCATGCCGGGTTTTAGGGGAAGGAGTCTATAACATAGTGAATGAATCTCCATGCCTTGGGGATGTTGTAGCTTGGGTGCCAATGGTAGATAAATTCCAAAAGGAGAAAAGAGCAATAGTTAATTTTTATTCTCCATATGGCGAACTATTCCAATCTGTTTATCCAAATATAAATTTTGATTATTATAACAATAAACCGCCCGAAGGAGATAAATCAGTAATTAAAATTGCTGCGTCGGATATAGGAGGCAAAAGATGGAGCCAATATAATTTACAAGAACTTGCCGCTAAGCATCTTGGCGTAAATTATGAACCTACAAGAGGAAAAATAGCTACCCCTAATAGACCAAAAAATAATTTTAAAAAGAAGTACGTTTGTATAGGGACGCAATCGACGGCTCAATTTAAATATTGGAATAACCCAACCGGCTGGCAAGAAACAGTAGATTATTTAAAGAGCTTAGGATACGATGTGGTTTGCATAGACAAGTATCCTCATTTCGGTCATGGAGAATACATGAATTCAATCCCGAAAGGATGCATAGATAAAACTGGAGAATTTAGTTTGATAGAAAGAGTAAATGATTTAATGCACTGTGAATTCTTTATCGGTTTAACCTCTGGCCTTTCTTGGCTGGCTTGGGCGTTAGGCAAAGATGTTGTTTTTATATCTGGAATTTCTTTGCCTCACACAGATTTTCCAACTCCTTATAGAGTAACAAATACCAGCCCCAATCTATGCCATGGATGCGCGACAGAACCAGATTTTGTTTTTGATCAAAGCAATTGGCTATTCTGCCCTAAAAATAAAAATTTTGAATGCACAAAAGAAATTTCTTTTTCAATGGTAAAAGAAAAAATTGACGCTTTGATAAGAGATCAAAACACAATAAAGCAAAATGTTAAAACTCCAAAGGAAAATAACTTTAATGTAGAAGTTGATTTTTCGAGGGGGGTAAGCATAAAAATAAAAGATAATAAATACAAAAACTATATTGTTAAATTGTATTATCTTTCTAAAGGAGAGTGGCTGCCGTTTTTCGAAGATTTATCTGCAAGCTGCGGATTTGAATACGAAAACTGCATTGATTCTTTGGATTGGAAGTGTGAAGTTTATAAGTATGAAAATAAAAATTTTGATTTGATCTTTGAAAAGATTCATACAAGATAAAATCTAATGAAAAAAAAGGTTGCTTTAATTAGTTCTTTTTGCGACAGCGACGACAAAATAAATGTATTGAATGAAAATATCAAAAAATTAAAAGCTTTTAATTTAGATATAATATTGGCAACTCCAATATATTTACCTGATGACGTAATCAAGCTTTGTGATTATGTCTTTTATACTAAAGAAAATTTAATGTTAGAATGGCCTTTGTATAGAGAGGGATATTGGAAAGAGATCTGCGAGATTGAGGGCAATATTGTAATTCTTTGGGAAGTCCATTCTCACTATGGGTGGGCTGGGCTGAGCCAAGTGAAAAAATTAACTGAAATAGCTCTTACTTTTGATTATGAGTATTTTTATCATTTAATTTACGACTTAGAAATAAACAGAGATGTTTTAAATGTTTTAAATGAAGAACCAAGTAATTTAATAGCTCCTTTTAAGAGGGGAAATGTAGAATTGAACTCTTCTTTGCATTTAATGGCATTCAATAGAGAAAATGTAAAAAAATTAAATGACCATATATCTTTAGAAAATTATTTGGAATTTTTAAAAATACCAAAAGACAGAAGCGCTGAAGCGTTTTTAGAAAAAATAAAGTCCAGCATGAAATCTGAAACTACGGATTTCTTTGTAAGTGACAAAATTCACATCCTATATAAAAATTTTAACCATTCAGAAGTAGACGATTTAATGTTTTTTATAGAGAAAGATACTAGAAATGATTTGCCAGAAATCAGAATCTTTTTTTATAAAAATAATAATGCTTTGGATGTGAAAGTGTCAATAAATGATAATTTAACAAAAATAGATTTGTCTAGAAATTCTATATTTTCAAGCGGAGTTAATATTTTTGAATTAGAATCGGCTTATATATTATTAAATAATAAAAAAATAGACCTTTTAGATAAAATAAAATCAATAAAATATTCTGAAATACAGTTAAAAAAGGTTGTTTAATATGAATAAAAAAGTTGCTCTTATAAGTTCTTTTTGCGACGATCAAGAAAAGATTGATACTCTAAATGAAAATATAAAAAAATTAAAAGCTCATGGTTTGGACATTTTTTTGATTAGTCATTTGCCATTGCCGAAAGAAACAGTAAAGATTTGCGATTATATTTTTTATACAAAAGAAAATCCTGTATTAACATGGCCTGTGAAAGTGCAGATGTATTATAAGTGGTATATTTTTGAAGGAGAAAATTACATAAAATTTTATTATCCCAGTTATGATTACGGGTGGTCTGGATTAAATCATATAAAAAAATTAACACAGATAGCTCTTACTTTTAATTATGATTATTTTTATAACTTAATATATGATTTAGATATAGATGAAAATGTTGCTGGGGTATTAGATAATCCAGAAGCCGCTTTAGCTTGCGGGTTTGAAAGAGACAATATACGCTTAAAATTAGCAAGCTTACATTTAATGGTTTTCAATAGGCAAAAAGCTAAAAAACTGCATGAATTGATAACTTTAGAAAATTATTTAAATTTTTTAAATTCTTCTAATTTGAAAGAAGGTAAAGACGCTGAAGGGTTTTTTGTAACATTAGGCAAAGAATTAGAATATAGAATAGCTGATTTTTTTGTAAAAGATAAAATCTCAGTCAAAAGGAATGACTCTAATCATTCTAAAATAGATGGCGTAAAACTTTTTATAGAAAAAAACACAAAAAATCTTGAATCTGAAATTAAAGTTTGTGTCTATGAAAATGAAAATAACTCAAAAATAGAAATCGTGGTAAATGGAAAATCTATTTCTATAGATAAAGTTTTTAAAATTTATCCGCTGGGTTTATCTTTTTGGGATATCGAGTCTATGTTTTTGAAAGCATCAGGGCAAACACAAGATCTTATGCCAACATTAAAATCTATATCATATTCTTATATAGAGCTAGAAAAAATTAAAAAATAATATGAAAAAAGTATTTATAGTAGGAGGAACATCTGGTTTTGGTCTTTCATTAGCTAAAAAATTCCACATCGAACACGAAGTAACTGTTTGCGGAAGAAGAAAAAGCTCATCTTTCAATGGAATAGTTTGCGACATGCTAGACATCAAAGAAGAAATTTTCAGAGAATATAAGCCAAATATAATAATAAATAACGGCTTCGATAAGAAAGATTATTTAAAATCTTATCAGGGGTCTTTGAATGTATTGCGGGTTGCGTTTGATTATTTTAAAACTAAAAACAAAGGAATAATCATAAACGTAAACTCTATAAGCGGAATCGGCCCAGACACCAAAGATCCAGATTACGCCGCAGCAAAATATGCTTTGAGGGGTTATTCTGATTCCATAGCGAATGAAGCTTTCCAGCAAAATATAAAAATAATAAATTTATACCCAAGAGCTATGGCTACTGGAATGAATGTCGGCAGGCAAGATTTCAATGAGTTAATAAACCCAGATGAAGTAGCTGAACTTGTTGTGGCTTTAACAAAAACTCAATCTTTTTATACTAGTTCAATACAATTTGATAGAATAAAGAAGTCATGAAAGCAGCCATCCTTTTAGAAAAAAATAAGCCCATTTATGTAGACGATATACAAGCTCCTAAAAAATTATCGTTTGGGCAAGTAAAAATAAAAACAATAACTAGCGGACTGTGCGGCGCGCAATTGCAAGAAATTGCTGGCCTTAAAAATAACGAACAATTTATGCCTCATTTAATCGGGCATGAAGGCTGCGGTCTTGTGGAAGCCGTTGGCGAAGGAGTTAAAAAAGTTAAAAAGGGAGACAAAGTTGTAATGCATTGGAGAAAAGGCTCTGGGCTAGAAGCTGATTTCGCAAAATATCAATGGCATGACAAGGAGGTTTCTGGCGGAAAAGTTGTAACTCTAGCAGAAAATGTAGTCGTATCGGAAAATAGAATCACTCCAGTAGATAAAGAAATTGACGATGAGTTTTGCGCGTTGCTTGGTTGTGGATTGTCTACAGGATTTAGCGTCGTAAATAAAGATGCTAATATAAAATTTGGAGAAAGCGTTTTGGTTGTAGGATGTGGTGGCGTAGGTTTAAGTTGCATACAGGCGGCTGGGTTATCTCTTGCTGGACCTATCGTAGGAATAGATATTAACGAAGCAAAAAAAATGATGGTCGAAAATCTAGGAGCAGAATTTTACAGCCCAGTTAATGTAGAAAAGTTAATAGAGTCTAAAGCAAAATTTGATTGCATAATTGATACTACTGGAATTTTGAGTTTTATTTCTAGGCTTATTCCTTTGCTATCTAATCAAGGAAGGTGCATTTTGGTTTCCCAGCCGAAGCCAGGATCTCAATTAACAATTAGTGATCCGATTTCATTTTTCTCTAATAATGGACAAACTATCAGAACTACTCAAGCAGGAAACTTTGATCCAGATATTGATATTCCAAGATACATAAAACTTTATAAAAACAAAAAAATAAACATAAAATCATTGATAACTGACAGATACGACATCTTCAATATCAATGAGGCTGTAACAAAATTGAAAACTGGAGAATCTGGCAGAATAATTATAAATTTTTAAAATGAACTACGCTACAAAGCAAGATCTGATTAATTTCGAAAACTCAATTATTGATCTCTATAAAGATTGCAAGTTGCCATTTCTGTTCCACTTGTCAGGGGGAAATGAGGAGCAGTTAATTGAGATCTTCAAGGATATCAAAGATGGTGATTATGTAATCTCTAATCATAGAAATCATTATCATGCATTGCTTGCCGGAATTCCTGCCGATGAACTGCGCCAAAGAATCGTAGACGGAAGAAGTATGTTTATTTATGATAGGAAACGAAACTTCTTTACGTCTGCTATTATCGGCGGAACTCCAGCAATTGCCGCTGGAATAGCTCTTGCTCTAAAGCGCAAAGGGTCTTCGCAGAAGGTATGGTGTTTTGTGGGGGACGGAACAGAAGATTCTGGGCATCTTTTTGAAGCTGCTAGATATGTTTCTGGTTTTGATTTGCCATGTAAGTTTATCGTGGAAGACAATAATAGATCTGTTTGCACCCCAAAGAGCGAAAGATGGGGAGAGTCTGTGTTGCCAGCAATGCCTTCTTGCGTTTCAAGATATAGATACGATATCACTTACCCTCACGCAAGAATTGACGAGAATATAGATCTAAAGAAAACAAAGCAAAAAACTGATGCTGAATATTTTCCTCCTCTGCTTCCAGAGCAATTGCCGCATTTCGATGTGGATCCTAATATTTCTTTCAAGAATGCTGTTACAGAGGCCATGACAGAAATCGGCAAAGCTAATTCTGTATTTATTGGATACAATGTTAAATATGGCAACGCAATGGGCAATCTAGTAAATGTAGATAATAGCAAAAAGATTGAAACTCCTGTGGCTGAAAATCTCATGGCTGGACTTGCCATTGGTATGTCGTTCGAAGGTTTCCGTCCAGTAGTCTATTACGAACGCCACGATTTCATGTTAGTGGCGGCAGATGCAATTATTAATCACGCTAATCATATTGAAAGAATATCTCATGGAGAATATGAGTGCCCAGTAATATTTAGAACAGTAGTCGCTGATAGCGGGCCATTCTATTCAGGGCCTACTCACTCTCAAAATTTTACAGAAGGTTTCAGAAATATGGTGTCTTTTCCTATTTATGTTCCAGATACTGGCGCAGAAGTACTACAAGCTTATAGAAAAGCATTGCATTCTAGCAGACCGTCTATGATTGTAGAGAGAAAGAGTAAGTTTTAATGAAAAAGAAAATTTTAGTAATAGGAGACAGTTGCAGAGATGTGCATGTATATTGCTCATGTGATAGAATGAGCCCAGATAAGCCGGTCCCAGTTTTAAAGATTATTGACCAGAACGATAATCCGGGAATGGCAAAAAATGTCTATAGGAACATAAAGTCTATAGAAGACTCATGCGATATTGTTACTAATTCAAACTGGGCAAATATTACTAAAACAAGATATATTCATAAGAGTACAAATCATATGTTTTTCAGACTAGACTCCGCTGAAAACATTAAGAAGTTTAATATAGAAAAGATGAACTATGACTATGATCACATAGTTATTTCCGATTATAATAAAGGTTTTTTAAGCGAAGAAGATATTTTAACTATTTCTTCCAATCATGATTCAGTATTTCTTGATAGCAAAAGAATTCTTGGTTCTTGGGCAGAAAAAGTAAGGTTTGTAAAAATAAATAATTTTGAATATGATAGATCGAAATGTTCTATCCCGTCATCTCTTACAAATAAAATAATAAAAACGGCAGGAGAAGACGGGTGTTATTATTTAGGCAAAAACTATCCTGTGGCTCCCCAAGAAGTAATCGACGTCTCTGGAGCAGGGGATTCTTTCTTGGCTGGATTGGTAGTGGAATTTAGTAAAACATCAAATATAGAGAAAGCAATAGTATTTGCAAATCAATGCGCCAGTAAAGTTGTGGGTCAAAAAGGAGTAGGAATTATATAACTATTTGGTTAATTTAGAGTGTAATGTATGGCATGGCTGTCTACAACATAACAGTTAATCAAGGCGAAAACTATGATTTAACAGCTACCTTGACTAATGCAAATGGAACCGCTGTCAACATAAGTGGATATGAATTAAGAGGCAAAGTTAGATATTCATATGGATCCACAGGGATTCTTGTAGATTTAGCACCTACTATTGTTAATGCTACTGGAGGTGTTATAAGTTTTTCTTTAACTCCTGCTGAAACGGCGGCGCTTCCGATAACGGTAGCAGTTTATGATATAGAAAGATTTGTGTCTGGCCAATCCCCAGAACTAGCAGTATCAAGAGTTCTTCAGGGGACAGTAACCGTAAATCCAGAAGTAACTTATTAATATGCCAGATATAGTTATAGTAAATCCAGCTCCTTCTATTGAAATAACGGTAGAAGCTCCGTCTAGCGAAATTAATGCTGCTATACCAGTAGCTAATGGTATACAAGGCCCTGCTGGATCAAGTGGTTCCAGTGGCTCTAGCGGGTCTAGCGGGTCTAGCGGCGCAACGGGACCTCAGGGAAGCCTTGGAAGCACAGGGTCCCAAGGTGATACTGGCGGCACTGGCGGCACAGGTAGCCTTGGAAGCACAGGATCTCAAGGCGATACCGGCGGTACTGGTGGCACTGGCGGTACTGGAGATATTGGAAGCACTGGATCTCAAGGCGATACCGGCGGTACTGGTGGCACTGGCGGTACTGGAGATATTGGAAGCACTGGATCTCAAGGCGATACCGGCGGTACTGGTGGCACAGGAGGAACTGGAAGCCTTGGAAGCACAGGATCTCAAGGTAATACAGGCGGCACAGGAGGAACCGGAAGCCTTGGAAGCACAGGATCGCAAGGTAATACAGGTGGCACTGGCGGCACAGGTAGCCTTGGAAGCACAGGATCCCAAGGCAATACTGGCGGTACTGGTGGCACTGGCGGAACTGGAGGTACAGGTGGCACAGGAGGAACTGGAAGCCTTGGAAGCACAGGATCTCAAGGTAATACAGGCGGCACAGGAGGAACCGGAAGCCTTGGAAGCACTGGGTCCCAAGGTCAAACCGGTGGAACCGGTGGAACTGGAGGAACTGGCGGAATTGGATCTATTGGTTCTGCTGGATCAAACGGCTCTTCTGGTTCAAGCGGTTCTAGCGGAACTTCTGGGTCAAGCGGAGTAGATGGAATCTCATCTGGCGCTACTTATTATTTTAATCAATCTAATACTGCTCCTAATATAATCTCTGGTTCGTATAAGCAATTATCAGTAGTCCCAACTACAGGCGCACCACAATCAACATTAGTAACACTAACTGGATTAGAGAGTGGAAAACTAATTGATCAATATATCACCACTGGATTAGGGTTTACTTCTATCCCTGGCGGAATACAAAGATTTTTCCCTCATTATTTACTAGGAAACTCTGGGGCTCATATTGATGCTGTTATTGAATTAGAATTAGCAAATTTTAGTGGTAGTGGATATGGTCAAAAAATATACACAGAAGAATTAAAGATCCCATACAACGACGCTGTTACTCCTGTAGAATTACAATTGGATGTATTTTTACCGCAAACGCCGGTGCTTATTACAGACAGAATGATTGCTAGGCTATTTGCAACAAATAGAGATGCAGTAAACCGTGATGTTACATTTTACACCGAAGGAAATCAATATTATAGTTATGTAATCACAACAGCAAATCAAAGAGTGGCAACTGATGGCAGCAGCGGAACAAGTGGAAGTTCTGGATCGTCAGGAACATCTGGCGGCACAGGAGGCACTGGAAGCATTGGATCGCAAGGAGGCACAGGCGGCACTGGGAGCCTTGGAAGCACTGGGTCTCAAGGAAGCATCGGAAGTACCGGATCGCAAGGTAACACAGGAGGCACAGGCGGCACTGGAAGCCTTGGAAGTACTGGATCCCAAGGCAATACCGGCGGTACTGGTGGCACTGGCGGAACTGGAGGCACAGGCGGCACTGGAAGTCTTGGAAGCACTGGGTCTCAAGGAAGCATCGGAAGTACCGGATCGCAAGGTAACACAGGAGGCACAGGCGGTACTGGAGGGACAGGCGGAATTGGCTCAACTGGCTCGACTGGTTCTACTGGTTCGGCAGGAACTGTAATTTCATACGGTACAGCGGCTCCATCTGGAGGAAACGATGGAGATATCTACCTACAATATGTCCCATAATTTTTTATTAATATGTACACTCTTACAAAATATCAACCTGTGGCTCTACAACCAGACTATCAAGTTTTGGTAAGTGGAGAATATAATTTATTAGATTTAGTTCCTTGTGGATTATATGGACAAGGAGATGAGCCTAATTGTGCATTTTTAGTCGCAACGTGCGTAGGAATAAATTTATAAGAAGTTAATAATAATAATTAAAATAAAATATGAAAACAGCAACAGAACAAATTTTTAATGGCACTTTCGCTCAAGTCGCAATTGGCGGCGCATACGATTCCACAAAAATAAATAGAGGAAAGCATACAGGCCAATTTAATTTAGGAGCAGGAGAAGCTGATAAATTTATTGGACCCGCACCTCTTGGGGTAGCAAATTTTGGTGAAAGCAGCTTGGCGATACCTTCTCAGTTCGTGCATCCAGTAAAAATTACTGATGATTTATTTTGGATTTTTGGGTCGGATGTAGCTACTGCCGCCGCAACTCGCCGTGTGCAATTATGGACATGGGTGCCTTCAACTAACACTTATACATTTGTTGGCGCTATAATAAATACTTTTCCTGCTGCAACAAATCATACTGTTCGCGGAATTAGAGCTATATTAGAAAACTATACAACTGGAACAGTAGGCGTTTCTGGCACTGCTGTTACTGGATCTGGAACAACTTGGCTTACTGGTTTAAGCGTCGGAAGTCGTATTGGATTTGGTTCAACAGATCCTACCCAAATAACAACATGGTATCAAATTAGTGCTATAGGTTCTAATACAAGCATTACATTAACATCTAGTGCTGGAACTATAAGTTCTGGAACAAGTTATGTTATTCAAGATTTAATGATTGTTCAGGCCACAACAAACGCTACAGTGACTAATGGTGGCGTATTTATTACAAAAGGATTGAGTTTTGAAGCGTTTCAAAATCCAGCAACAGTGATACCAGCAGCTACAACTGTTGATAAAATACGCGCAGTTTATTGGTTAAAAGATGCTGCTACGATAACTAACACAACAATAGGTGGATGCGCTTTAGGAGATAGAGATTCTTGGACGCAACAATTTATTTATTGTACTGACGGGGCGGCAACAACACTAAGAATTTTTAAATATAATATCCGCGCTCCATTAACGCCAACTTCTGGCGCGTTTACACTAACTGGAGCAGACATAGTTATAACTGGAAATCAAGCGGTTACTGGTAATATCAGCCAAGCTAATAATGGAAGAATTGCTACTTTAAATCATGGTCCAGGATCTGGAGTTTCATCTCTTTATCTTTTTACTGCTACTCGTATTATAAGAGTTGCTTTAACAAATATTGTAGCAAGTAGCACAACTTATATTTCAGATCAAATGGCTGAAGTACCTCCTGGAGGCACAAACACAAACGTTGCAACAGCTGGTTTTACAAGTATGGATATTGCTGGTTCATTGGATAAAATCGTTGTAACATCAGCAGCTTCAACTGGTACTATATTCATTACTGATTATTATACAGGTGGTCAACAAATAGATAGACGCGCATGTTGCTTATCGACACAATTACCATCATCTAATAGAGATACAGATAGTCCTATTTTTATTCATAATATTTCAGCAAATATTCCATTCGTTTGGGTAGAAGATGGATGGTTGTTTTGGATATACTCTCAAGCAGCAACTGCAAATTCAAACGCATTAACTGTTTATCCGCTTGCTGCTGATTTAGAATTTATAGCTGATGCGCCTAATAGAATTATATGTCCTAAAATAAATCTTGGCGCGACTCCATCTAAATTATATAGAGCGTATACTAATTGCGTAGAAAATATTGGTGATAACACAATGGGTATTTGTCCTGATATGTACCGTTTACAGTATCGCACTTCTGGCATTGATGATAATTCAGGATCATGGACTGATGTTCCTCAAAATGGAGATATTAGCGGAGTTTTACCAAGTGCTAATATACAATTTGCATTTTTATTTAGAACTGCTGGAGTAATAATGTTACCAGCAAGAATTTTATCTTTAGCAGTTGTATACGAAACAGCAGATGCTTTGCCTAGTCAATATAGATGGAATTTTAGCGATTTTGACACTTCAAATGGCACATTCGCTTGGATACAAACTGCTTTATTTGGATCTACTCCAGGAACTCATACGATAGATGTTTATAGAGCAGATACTGACGCATTAGTATTAACTCAATCTTCGACAGGAACTACAAATGGTAGTTTTCAATATTATAGCGGTGCTGCATGGTATACTGGTATTGGTGCAGATGCTTTAAACACAAGAAGAAGATTTGTTCCTAGCGGATCTTTACCTGGAAGTGTTGATCTTTACGCAACTATAGATGTACAATAATTATGAATCTTACAGCGGGTGGATCATCTATTCAATTTGTAAGAGATACTGGCTCGCCAAATGCCGTACAAAATTTCTTAGCTGATGGAAAAGTGCAAGGAGTTCAATCGTCAAGCGGCTTGCCGTTTAATTATATATTTCAACTTGCTCAAAGATCTACTCAATTTACTTACTTTATTGTCGCAGGAAATCAATTTTGGATAAAAATATCAGGAGCTTGGAAAACAGGCACAATGTTTGTAAAAGTGGCTGGTATCTGGAAATCTACAACTCCATATATTAAAATTGGAGGAGTTTGGAAATAATATATCTGTATTCTGGTGTAATTAAATAATATGAAAGTAGTTGACATAGCTCAAGAAATTTATTTAGACCTGAATAGTCCAAGTGATTTAAGTATCGCGGCTATATCTTTTTGGGTTAGAGCTAATGTTGGAGCATTAAATAGTTTTTTATTTTCTAATTTTGCTGTGAACGGAACTACTTACGAGATAGTAGATGCTGATAACAATAATGCCGAAATAGATATCAATGCTGTGGCAATATTAAAAAAGATGTATATGATACATCGTTACGCTGTAATAATTAGATCTAAATTAACTTCTACAGATTCAGACGACGTAATAGAAGTAACTCACAATGATACAAAAGTAAGAAAAATAGACAAAAATCAAATCATTAAAACAGTTAGCGCCGAAAAGAAACAAGAAGAAGAATCTCTAAAACTTTTAATTAGCGCGTATAGAAGCAAGCAATTTACTCCAGAGCAAGTTGTTGGAGATGATATTGTCGCTGGGGCTTTTCCAGACAATTATCCATATATTAGGTCTGGTAGAACTTACGGATATACTGCTTATTAAAAACCTCTGTTTTCTTTTATTATTTTTTCTATTTGAGTTATTTCAAAAACAATCTTTTGCTTTAAGTTATTTAATTCGTTAACTATGCTAGCGGCTTGCTTTTTAGATTTAGCTTTTTCTAATTTTGCAATAAGCCTGTCAGATTCTTTTTCATAAAATTCTGCTGTCTTTAACATCATTTCTAAATGGTCCATATAAAATGAAAGAGGGGAGCTTTCGCTCCCCTCAGTTTTGTGTTTTAACGCTTACGTCGAGCTGCTCGCTTGCTTAGGGTTTGTGGATCTGACGCTGCCGCGAATCCGAATGAATTACGCGCAATGCGCTTGGTATCAGTTCGGTGCTGGTTGATCTTAACAACCTTCTGAACATCAGTCACTGTTAGCCTACCGCAGTCAGACTCGGTAACCGTAATAGAATACTTATTCATAACATCTATATTCTTGCAGAAGAATAAAAAAAGTCAAGTTATTTTAACAGAAATTTCTTTATTTTCTGGGTTTTCTTTTTCTGGTACACACACCTCTAAAACTCCGTTTTCTAATTCGGCAGTAATCTTTGTTAAATCGCATTCTTTTGGAAATAAAAAAGATCCTGACATAGCTTTCCTTTTGTTACCTTCGGCAGGCAAAAGGCTAACAATTACTTTGCCTTGTTTGGATTTGACAGAAACCTCATCCTTAGAAAAGCCCGGCACATCTAAAGATAAAATGTACTTATGGTTTTCTAATTCCCAAGAGTAGTTAAATGGTGAGATTATTGGATCTGAGAGAGATGAATAATATGCGTTTATCATACTAGAGTCAAAAAGCAAAGGCCGTGCCGCTAGATTTGGGCCAGTTTTCGATATTTTTCTTGGTTTTGCGAGACTTGGAGAGACTTTTAGTCTCAATAAGTGGGCCATAGATGAGACTAAATAACTCATAAACAGACTGCTTGGAAAAATGACTTTCTTCGGGCGGCTTAGGAGATGTGTCTTGCCATTCTAAAACATAATCAGCAAGAGCTTCTACTTTCGGGGTGTGGGTCGCTTCTTCATTATTCACTGGAATAGAAAAAATCTTTTTAAATGGATAAGCGCTTTCTATTTCATATTTCTTAACATGAATTAAAATACCGCCATTTTTTTTCAACCAGTAAACCTCATCGTTTTCATATTCAGCATGTCTGATATCTGGAATACAAACGATTCTGTCGTTTTTTGTTTTTGGAAATTGAGATATAATTTTAGAAATTTTTCCCGTCCAGTGTGTGCCTTTAGTTTCGATGCGCTTGACTTTACCATGAAAAACTAAGAAGTCGCGTATTTTGCTCTTATCTTCTCTAGAACAAATTATTGGATCAATCCCGTAAAGAGACAAAAGAGCGTCCTTGCACTCTTCTTTGATAGAATCTGCCAAAGCAATTCTTTCGAATTCATAGCCTCTTTCCTCAAAAAGCTGCCTGAACATGTTGCATAAAGAGTCTTTGCCGTCGCCAGCTAGACCTGATATTCCTATTAGTTTATTCATTTGATAAATACACTCCAATCTATGTGGTTTTTAAATTCTATTAAATCTGTAGCCAAAATTGGAGGCATTGGTTTTGGTCTTCTAATTAATTTTAAACCAGCTTCTTCTGGGGTTTTGCTGCCTTTTTTAGAGTTTATATCTTTATGACAAAGAACCATATTTTCCCAAGTATTCGGGCCTCCCCTAGACTTCGGGAAAGGATGGTCTATATTCGCTTCTTCTGGTTTTAATTTTTTGCCGCTGTATTGGCAGATTCCTTTGTCTCTGATCCAAATATTATTTTTAGTAGGGCGAAATGTCTTTACTGGAATTTCAGCGTATTTAGATGAAGCAATAATCGTAGGAACTCTAATGGACATTTTGCTTGTTCTTATTTCTAAGTCGCATTCTCTGACGGGAAGAGTTATCCACTCGTCCCACTTGACAGTTTGAATGTCTTCTACGTCAGAAAAATTTAAAGATCCGTCTTCATTTTTACCATAGATAACGTTAAGGGCTACGCAATTTGGATTAACTAATTCGCTAAATGCATCTCTGACAGATTTAACTCCAATTGGCTGCCATCTTTTATTTAGACATAAACAAATGATTTTGTCTTCTATCCCCATGCATTAGAATATAGTTTTTTTTCTTGTTTGCGTCAAGATTTTTCTAGATTTTTTTAATTTTATTTTTAGAATAAAATGATGAAGAAATCAACATCTCAAAAGACAAGAAAGAAGGCCGCTAAGAGTGCGTCTTCTTCGGGTAACGCAGGAAATACCGGCAACGCTGGAAACGTCGGCAAGGGCGGCCCGCCGAATAAGGCAGGTAAGGGCGGTAAGAAGTAAAACACGGCGCGACTAAAAATCGCGCCCTTTTTTTAATAAATTAAGAAGCCTTCGTCAGAGCAATCTTCCCAGTCTAAAGATTCTGAGGCTTTAGATTTTCTTTTGAACTGACTATAGCACACAGCAATTCGTTGTTTTTGATTTGGGAACTCTTTGACCATAGTAGAATCTCCAGCGCATCTGCTAACAAAATCTTTTTGTTTTTCGGTTTTTTTTGGATTCATTAGTGGCATATTATTCAGTTACACTAAAATTATACTTTATATTCAAAAGAAAATAAATTAAATTTGTTACTTCATTTAAGATGGAATATATTTCTGATATTTTTTGCACATAGTGTATTACACATGCATTAGATATGAGTGATTAATTTAAGGACCTAATATCAAAAATATCAACAGAAACTAAAGTATCTCCGTTTGATACAATGAACGTCTCCTCGTCCTTTACGGCTGTAACCTCTCCGATCCATTCTCCTTCTGGATCTAAAACCTTAACTGTTTTGCCAACTAATCTTGAATTAATATCAAGTTTGGATTCTTTCATTTGATTTTTATTATTTTGTCTGAGTGTGGGAATGTTATGCTTATATTTGAATAAGTTTTATTTGGATCTAATATTTCAGCAAGAATTTTGATGGTATCTTGAGAAAACTTTTCTGCGATTTCAACATATTTGCTTTCATGGATTTCAGTAGCTGCCTTATTTGAGCAGTTGCATTTAGACAAACTATCTATACAAAAAGACAGCGCTTCTACTAATTCTGAGGATCTTGACACTTCTGTCGGGCTTGTCGAGATGGCTTTGCAAAATTCTATTAGTCCCTTAATTTCTATTTCCATGGTTGAACATTATGTCTACAGTTTTGTATAATATTACATACACAAAATAAACAAAAAATACAAATTGAATTTTTGATGCAGCCAAGCACATCCAAAAACCTAGGCAGTATGGGCAGCTCAGCAGCCTAGTAAAAAAATTATTGTTCTTAAGGAGCAAAAAATCAAAATAATTTGTCTTGCCTGAGTTTTGAATTTTAAAGCACTTGTACTCGATATCCTTAGTAAAAGACAAGAGTTTTAATACCCTGCCGTACTCGACGATAAAATCGGTCTTGTAAAGCAGGATAGAAATAGCGGCGCATGAAGCTGCCTGAATAAAATTATCCTGAATGCCCATATCCGCCTTCGCCTCGCTTGGTTGCGGTTAGGTCGTTAGACTTTACAAAATTAACATGAGCGCATGGCTCGATAATAATCTGAGCAATCTTGTCTCCGACATGAACCGTAAAATCTAAATTATTGTCTGTATTATATAAAATGACACCAATATCTCCTCTGTAATCGGAATCTATGACGCCAGCCAAAACATCAATTCCATTTTTGTATGCTAAACCAGATCTTGGAGCTATTCTTCCATAATGATTCATCGGAATAGCCATGCTGATATTGGTTTTGATAAGCTTTCTTCCAAGTCTTGGGACCACAATCGCTTCTGCTGCGTATAGATCATATCCAGCAGAAAACGGAGTTGCTTGCGTAGGAATCTTAGCCAAATCGCTCAGTAGTTTAATGTGTATGTCCACGACGGTATTATGGGGCTATAGTAAAAAAAGTCAACTTAAAATTTGATTTTTTTGATTTCTGTAGTCATATTAATGCGTGAACATTATTGAATGCTATCAACTGCTCAACGAATATTTTAACAACCACAGTTGTTTCAACGTAAAGAAAAACAGAAAAGAAGTGCTTCTTGTGTCTGACGACGAGTATTCGGAAAACGCTGCTATTATTTGCGCTTTAAAAGAGATGGAAAAGGCAAACGTGCTTAGGTCGTGTATTTTGGATGGGGAAGAGTATTGGGTTCTTGTAAAACCGCTTGAGTCTTTCACTCAGTCAGTAGAGATTAGCGGCTTGGTCGCGGCTGGCATAGCTTCTGTTATTAATAATATGTGCCAAGAATTAAACAGCGAATCAGAGAAGTGCGATGTCTTAAATATCACAGAAAAAGATTTAAAGAATTTAATTTATATCGCATCTAAGGCTACTCCAGATTCTCTAAAGAAATAATTTGACTTTCCAAGAAAACAGGTCATAGTCAGCCAGATTGTTGTGCAGAGGTAGCCGGAGCAAAACCATGCTCACTTAAGAATAAAATCTTATTTAAACTCGTAAGAGACAGCAAGCCCGTTGAAAGACGATAGGAAATTGGGGGAAACTCCAGCGTGTGTTCGGGAGAGGCCGCGTCGTAACTGAATCCTATTTAAAACTACTAGAAACTTCATTCCTCTCAAAGGAAAAGGCGATGGTGGAATGTCTGAAAAAAAGTCGCTGCGCGATCAACAGTCTAATATAGCCAAAAGTAGTCGCTAGCTAAACGGACTCACTAAAGCCGGAAATGCGATGACTGATGCGGGTACTTTTGGGGTGAATAATATCTTAGATAATAACATCTAAGCTGACCTACTATTGCTTATAGCCAACTCAAGGAAAAGTTAAAGGCGATGGTGGAAAGGTAAAGTCTCTGTGGTAACACAGAGCATCAAGGAAAAAGTTTATGTCTAAATCAAAATCTATTAAAGATCTTGATCTTGTTTTGGTTAATAAGGTCAAAGATAATAACTGCAACGATAGTTTCGAAAAATTATCTAGTTCTTATGATAATTTTTATTTTTCTATAGCAAGAAAATATTCTCAAACTTTGATAAAAATGGGAATGAGCAAAGAAGAGATTAAATCTGAAAAAGATTTTATTCTTTACAAAGCAATTCAATCTTTTGATGCGAAGCAGAAAACGAAGTTTTCAACTTGGTTCTGCAATTGCACAAGATATCATTTCCTGAATTTTATTAATTCTAATAAAAAATATGTTCTTAATGAAGGTCTAGACGTAGATGTTTATTTAGATAGGGATATTTTAACTGTTACAGATAAAAATAATGATTTGCTTGACTACTTGTCATCTCTTCTATCTTCTTTTAAAGATTCAAGAATAAATGAAGTTTATAAGTTAAGATACTTTTCTAACAGTGCTAAGCCTGTTACTTGGAATAAAATTGCCAAAAAGCTAAATATTAGCACCCAAACAGCGATCAACCTGCACGAAAAAGCAAGGGTTTTCTTGAAAAACAAGATTGTTAGTAAAAATTCTTTCGATTTGATTTGACTTTTTTGTTTTTTTGGTCATAATGTCTTCGAAATGAATGCTACTAAGACTGAAAACAAGTGGGACAACCGCGAACTTGGCGCTTTGTGGACAAAGGTCAGCAAAGACAAGTCGCAGAAGTATATGACTGGTCATATTAATTCCTCTCTTGAGGGCAAGATTGACATTGTCATTTTCTCAAACAAAGAAAAGAAAACCGATAAGTCTCCCGATTTTCGGATCTATGCTTCTGATCGAGCGGACAAGCAAAAGGAGCTTGCTGGCAAGGCTGCTCCAGCACCGAAGCAAAAGGTGCAATCGGCGTCTGAGGACGACGATGGAGTTCTATAATAAAAAATAGAAAATCCTTTTCACCTACCTATAACAATAGGTAGGTTTTTTTATGCAATTTGCTGTTCAAGTTCCTCTTAATTCTTTGAGTTTTGGGCAAGTTAGTTTTAATTTGCTTTACGAGTTTTATAAACTCGGACTTAATCCTTTTATTTTTAAAGCTTCCGATCATCAGATAGATTTTTCTGCTTATGATTTCGAGCCGGATTTCACAAATTGGATCATTAAAAATCATAACGAAGCCCTATTAAAGCATAACAGAAATATTCCATGCATAAGACTATGGCACATTAATGATTCGATCAGAACTTATTCTAACAAGCAAATCCTTTTGACTTTTCACGAAACAGATCAACTTACTCCTATTGAAACTAATATCTTAAAAAACAGCGAAGTATGCGTAACCTCAAAGTATACTAAAGATGTATTTGCTAATTTTGGGATAAATTCCTCTGTCGTACATCTTGGATTTGATAATAATCATTTCAAAATACTCAATAAGAGATATTTTGATGACGGAAGAATTACTTTTAATCTTTGCGGCAAATACGAAAAAAGAAAACATCATACCAAAATCGTAAAATCTTGGATCAAAAAATTCGGTAAAGATAAAAGGTACTCTTTGCAATGCGCCTTGCATAATCCTTTCTATCAAGATCCATCTGAATTAAAGTCTGTATTTACAAATATGTTAGATGGAAAGCCTGTTTTTAATGTTTCGTTTTTGACTTCAATGCCCAAAAATTCTACTTATAATGATTTTTTAAATTCTTCAAATATTGTTATTGCAATGTCTGGCGCGGAAGGGTGGGGCCTTCCAGAATTCCAATCTGTTGCTCTTGGCAAGCATGCAGTTGTTTTAAATGCAACATCTTATAAAGAGTGGGCAAATAAAGAAAATTCTGTAATAGTTGAGCCTAGTAATAAAATCGAAGTCTACGATGGAAAGTTCTTTTCTAAGGGAGCGCCATTTAACCAAGGTAATATTTTTGATTTTAACGAAGAAGAATTTATCTCTGGATGCGAAGAAGCAATAAAGAGAGTTGAATCGAACAGAATTAATCATGAAGGATTAAAACTCCAAAATAAATTCAAGTATTCTGATACTGCAAATAAGTTACTAGGGATGATTTAATATGCCAATTTACCTGTTCAAAAACCCAAAAACCGGCAAAGTTGTTTCTATTTTTCAGCAAATGAATGAAAATCATACTTATTCTGAAGACGGAATTAAGTATGAAAGAATATTTACAGTTCCTAATGCTCAAATAGACGCAGATATCGACATCGATTCTTCTGAAAAGTTTATAGAAAAAACAGGAAAAATGAAAGGCACTCTTGGCGAAATTTGGGATTATTCTCAAGAATTAAGCGATAAAAGAGCAGAAAGAAACGACGGCGTCGATCCAGTACGCCAAAAAGCAGAAGAAAAATATTCCAAAAAGCGTAGAGGAATGAAGTATAAAAGCAGGGTAAATCCTTCGGAAATGCCCAAGATTCAGCTTGACTAATTCTATTTTTCTGGAATATTGTGTAAACCATCATCCTATGAGCATTCTATCTAAAGATTTTATTTCAAAATACAAAGGCAAACAACCAAACTGGGGCTTCAATGGTTTGGGCTATGTTGTCTACAAAAGAACATACGCAAGACTCAAGGAAGATGGCTCTACCGAAGAGTGGTATGAAACTGTAGAGCGTTGCGTAAATGGGGCGCAAAAGATTGGCGCTGGATACACAGAAGAAGAAGCCGAAAGAATATATGATTATGTATTTAATCTAAAGTGCAATTTTGCCGGAAGAATGCTTTGGCAGCTTGGCACATCTACAGTTGATCGCTTTGGCGCTAATTCATTGCTTAATTGCTGGGCTGTAGCGATGCGAGAACCTAATGCATTTTTGTTTCTTTTTGAGAATCTGATGCTTGGTGGTGGAGTTGGTTATAGTATCCGCAGAGAAGACGTTCATGAGTTACCTAAAATTAAAAAAAGTGTAAAGGTTATTCATGAAGGTACTAAAGATGCTGATTACATTGTTCCTGACAAGCGTGAAGGCTGGGTTAACTTGCTATCTAAGGTCTTGGACGCTTTCTATGTCACTGGCAAGTCGTTTAGTTATTCGACTATCCTCATTCGTGGGTATGGAGAGCCAATCAAAGGCTTTGGCGGAAAAGCTAGTGGTCCACAAATCCTTATTGATGGAATCGATAAGATCACAAAAATTTTCCAATCTAGAGAAGGCAAGAAACTTCGTTCGCTCGATGTTCTAGATGTCTGCAATATAATCGGCAGCATTGTTGTAGCTGGAAATGTGCGTCGAAGCGCCGAGATCGCTCTTGGCGATCCTGACGATATTCTTTATCTACGCGCTAAGAATTGGGGGACCGGAAATGTTCCTAACTGGCGAGCCATGAGTAATAACACGATTTATGCTGATAGCTTCGATCATGTTCTCGAAGAGATTTGGAAAAATGGTTACGAAGTAAATCCTGATAGCGGATACGCCAACGGCGAGCCTTATGGCTTCTTCAACTTACCCTTATCTCAAAAGTTTGGGCGAATTAAAGACGGTCCTATTTCAGAAAATGGGATGTACCCAACTGATGTTGATAATTGCGAGATGACCAATCCTTGCGCCGAAATTAGTCTTTCTAATTACGAGTGCTGCAATCTTTGCGAGCTTTATCTTAATAACATCGAAAGCAAAGAAGAGCTTCTTGACTGCTCTCAGCTTCTTTATAAGACCCAAAAGGCCATAGCTTCTCTTCCTTTCATTCATGAAGAAACTAATAAGATCGTTCATAAGAATATGCGCCTGGGGCTTGGTATTACTGGTGTTTGCCAGTCTCTTCATAAGCTTGATTGGCTTGATGACTGTTACACTGCTTTGCGCGCTTTTGATAGGGCTTGGAGCAAGGAGCGTGGATGGCCTGAAAGCATTAAGCTTACAACTGTTAAGCCTTCTGGGACGCTGAGTCTTCTTGGCGGAGCCACCCCCGGAGTTCACCCAGCTTTCAGCCAGTATTACATGCGCACTGTCCGCATGTCTAGCTCTGACGCGCTTGTGCAAATTTGTAAAGACATGGGATACCATGTTGAATTCCTTGTTAATTTTGATGGCACAGAAAACAGAGATACTGTTGTCGTATATTTCCCATGCAAAACCCCCGAGGGCTCTATTCTTACCAAAGAAATGGATGTCATTAAGCAGTTAGACATGGTTAAGAAACTGCAAACCGATTGGGCTGACAATGCCGTTTCTGTTACCGCTTACTATAAACCAGAGGAATTGGACATTCTTAAGAATTGGCTTAAGGAAAACTATGAGCATAACATTAAGAGCGTTAGCTTCTTGCTATTTAAAAATCACGGATTTAAGCAGGCCCCCTATCAAGAGATTGATGAAGAGACCTATCTAGCTGCATCTGCTAAGGTTAAATCTATATCTACAGCTTCTATCAATAATACTGAAATGCTAGATATGGCTGAGTGCGCTACTGGCGCTTGCCCAATCCGCTAATTACATAAAAAATTACAAAATTAGGGTCTAATTTTATGGAAATTTCCATAATTAGACCCTAATACATTTTAACTATATGAAATTTTACGTCAGAGGCGGGGTTGGGGATTTTCTCCAGAGTTCTTGGTTTATGATTGGTAATTCTACTCAAGAATTTATTATTCATACACACTTTCATGGAGCAGAAGAGTTTTTCAAAAGCTTTAATTTAACTAATGCTCACTTCTATTATTTTAATAACATAGAAGAACATGACGCTCAAATCGATAAGATCCTTGCTAATCACGGCGAAAATTCAACTTCAAATATTAGAGAATGCCCAAGAGCTTTCTATTCTCTAGTAAATTTTTCCAAAGAGTCTCAAGAAAAAGCTTTAGCATTTTCAGAAAAGTTTAAGAGCAAAAAGCCAATTATAGGGATTCACCCATTCGGCAGTTTCTTTTCTTCTGATACTTATTCTAAATTTGACCTTCCGTTAAAATATTTGCCATCAGAAATTGTTTCTGAAATCATGTCTGATGATTTTAATTATATCATTTTTGGTTCGCAATCCGAACTAGAAACTTATCCGATAAAAGAGTCTGATAATGTTCTTCATACAAATATGGATATCTCCTGCAGTTTAGAAGCGGTTAAGCTATGCAGCAAAGTTATAGGCACTGATAGTTGTTTCAAAGGAATGGCTGTCATGAGCAAAATTCCTACGTTTTGCATTTTAGGAGATTTTCAAGATCCTCTAAGAGATAAGATGTTTATCAATCAGTATGAGCAAGATGAAATATTGAAAGTTTTTAGATATAAAAATATCAATGAATCTTCTAAAGATATAATCGCAAGCATCAAAGAATTTTTAGCTTAAAATGAAAATTGATATTATTAGTTCTGTTTTCAACTGCGATTCTTTTTTAGAAGGTTATTTCATTGATCTTATAAGTCAAACTTTTTTCAAAGAGTGTGAGCTGATACTAGTCGCCCCATTTCCTTCTGATAAACTTAAAAGAATATATAATCTATACTCTAATAGATTTAACAACATTAGATTAATTGAGCTTGATAACGATCCTGGCATTTCTAAATGTTTAAATATTGCTATACAAGCAGGAACTTCTCCATATATTACAATTGCAAATACTGACGATAGAAAAAGAAAAGATTCCTTAGAAAGACATTATTTAGAGCTTGAGCTTAACCCTGATATAGATTTAGTCTATGCCCCTTCGCTGCTTTCTAAAAGACCTAACGAAACTTATGATTTTCATAATTGCGATTCTATTTATCCATGTTATGAATTTACTGGCATAGATGGGCTACTAAAGCATAACTCTCCTCATAATAATCCTATGTGGAGAAGATCCATGCATGAAAAAAATGGCCTTTTTGATGAATCTTTGAAATCTTGCGCTGATTCAGATATGTGGATGAGAGCTGTTTTGAATGGTAGTAAATTTAAAATGATACCAGAAATTCTTGGGCTTTATTATTTTAATCCAGAAGGAATGTCAACTGGAAAGAAAAACGCCAAAGAAAGACTAGAAGAAGAACGGCAAAAAGATTTAAAATATCTTAATCTAAAAAATGAACAGAAAAAGACTAGCTGAAAAAATAATACGCACAGCCTATCTTAATAAAGAAGGTCATATTGCGAGCGCCCTGTCTATTTTAGACGTAGTGTTATTTTTATACACTAGGCATATGAAAAAACACGATAGATTTGTTCTAAGCAAAGGGCACGGAAGCCTTGCTTTATATGCTGCTTTATTACAAACTGGCAAAATTACAGAAGAAGATTTTTTTAGTTTTTGCAAAGAAGACTCTAAGTTAGGAGGCCACCCATCTTCAAAAAAAATTCCGCAAGTTGAAATATCTACTGGATCTCTAGGTCACGGCTTGCCATTTTCAGTCGGGCTCGCTTTAGCTAAAAAAATAAAGAAAGAACCCGGATATGTTTATTGTTTGATTGGAGATGGCGAAGCCAATGAAGGCACCACATGGGAATCAGCCTTAATGGCTAACACCTATGAACTAGATAATCTAGTTTGTATAATGGATTTTAATAAATCTGGAGAAAGAGCTATAAAGCTAAATACTTGCGAAGAAAAATTTCAATCTTTTGGCTGGTCTCCATTTTCAATTCGCAACGGTAACAGTGAAAACGAAATATACCAAGTCTTTTCAATTTTCCCTCATTTTTCCCATGGCTGCCCAGTGTTTATTCAATTAAATACTACGAAAGGGAAAGGATGCCCTATCATGGAAAATAATCCTGAATGGCACCACAAGCACCCAACCTCAGAATCCGAAATCAACCAATTAATAGAATCTCTTTACTAAATGAGAAAAAATTTTTATAAATACTTAACTTCTATTTTTAAATCTGACGAAAGGATAGCAATTCTTTTAGGTGATATTGGCGTTTTTTCTCTAAAGCCTGCTTTTGATCACGATCCATCAAGAGCTTACAATTTAGGAATTATGGAGCAAACAATGACTGGCGCAGCGTGTGGTCTTTCAAAGAGCGGATTTATTCCCTTTATTCATTCTATCGCCCCATTTATAACGGAAAGAAGCTATGAACAGCTCAAGTTAAATCTTGGCTATGAGAATGTGAATGCTTTTGTTATTAGTGTTGGAAATTCTTATGATTACGCTGGGCTTGGATGTACGCATCATTGCTCAAATGATTTAAAAATTGTAAGCGCTATACCTAATTTTAAAACATTTTGCCCCGGTAATTCAAAAGACGTTGAAGAAATAATAACCAAAAACCTTAATTTTCAATGCCCAAAATATATTCGTTTGTCTGAAGTAGAAAACAATCTAACGTCGTTTCACAATTCCTACGAAGATCTTGAAGAGTTAACCCATGGCAAAAATGGCGTCTGCATAATTTTAGGTAATGCAATAAAAGATATCTCATCTTTAGTAAAAAGCAATCCAGATTATACTATACTTTATACTTATAATGTATCTGAATTTGACGTTGCAAAACTTAATTCAATAATTGAATCTAAAGGCATAATTAAAAAAATAACAGTCGTTGAACCATGTGCTGCGACAGATATAATTTCTAAAATTGCCTGCTCTATAAAAAATATAGAATCTATACAATCTATTTCAGTACCAAAAATGTTTATAGAAAAATACGGAAAGAAAGAAAATATAGACAAATTCCTAGGATTAGACGACAATTCCATAATAGAAAAATTATCTAAAATTTATGCCTCCTAATGTAAGCGCCTATCTATCATCTATTAGACCTTATCGTTGGATGAGAATCCACGAAATGTTAGCCAAAACAGGATTAAGCTTTGAAATCGTTATCGTAGGGCCAAACGAGCCAGATTTTAGTTTGCCGAACGAGATTCGTTTTTATAAAAGCAATGTCAAGCCATCTCAGTGTTTCCATGCAGCAGCGTCAATGTGTACTGGAGAAACACTTTTGCAAGTCGTTGACGATATAGAGTATTCTGATGGCGGAATAGAAACAATGTATAAAGCGGTTTCCGGTAAAGATAATGTCATGGCAACATGCAAGTATTTCCAAAACGGCAGTTCTAATATTTATAACCAAAATATTTCTGGCAATATTCTAAATTTATCTTATCTTCCATTGCTTCCAGTTTGCGGATTGTATAGACGCCATGTTTTCAATGATTTAGGCGGTATTGACAAGAGGTTCAATGGAGTCATGGGAGAACTTGATTTGTATATGAGAATGAGTGTCGCCGGATACACTACTGTTTTCGTTGATTTTATTTGTAACGAAAATACAGAGCATCAAGTTAAGGAGTCGACAAGTCTATGCGGCAAATTTTGGGATCAAGATAGGCCGAAATTTATGCAATTATGGTCCACCTCTGGAGTTCTTTATCCAATCAGAAATGATATAGTTAGAAAATATTCAGACATAGACATTCTTTCAGTAGATCAAAATTATGAATAACACTAATTACTTTGAAAGCAAAAAAGTATTAGTCACTGGAGCCTCTGGCGTTTTGGGATACAATCTTTGCAAAAGATTATTTTCTATTCCATTCTGTGATGTGCATGTAAATTATTTAAATCCTCCAGGACCAAATTTCAAAGATCTTTTAAAAGCTTCCAACCACCACATATTTGATATAACAGATTTAGAAAAGATTAATGCTTTGCCTAAATTTGACATTATATTTCATTGCTCTGGATATGGGCAACCGCAGAAATTTATAAAAAACCCAAATAAAACCTTTGCTCTAAACACTTTGTCTTTGCAAAATTTAGTTTGCAAAGCTACCGAACAATTTATTTTTATCAGCACAAGTGAAGTGTATTCCGAAAGCGAAGGAAATTCAGAAGAATCAAATATAACTATCAATCCATCAAATACTAGAAATTGTTATATTTTAAGTAAGCTATTTGGAGAATCTTTGCTTGCTTTTGGTGATCCAAATCTAAATCATAAATCAATTAGACTTTGTTTATGCTACGGCCCAGGATTTAAAAAAGACGACAAGAGGGTCCTATCTGAATTTATCATTAAAGGTTGCGAAAATAACGAGATATCACTATTGGACGAAGGCTCTGCTTTAAGAAGCTATATTTACGTGGATGATTGTATAGAAGGTATTCTAAATATTGCAACAAAAGGCAAGCACAACATATATAATATAGGCGGCAAAGATCTATTGTCTATTAAAGAATTGGCGGAATCTATTGGAGATATTTTAGGCTGTCAAGTAAAAATAGGAGATAAGAAAAACAAATTAGCAAATAGCCCAAACAAAGCTTGCGTAGACATTTCTAGATACGAGCAAGAATTTGGTAAACTAAATAAAACATCATTGCAAGACGGACTCAAAAAATGCATTAAATGGTACAAAAATTATGTTTAAAGTTATACCTCAAGACATTCAAAGCAGATACTCTCACCAAATAAGCCCTTTATTAATTTCTAAAATTAATAACTCTGAATTGCTATACGAGCCTTTGGATTCTGTCGAACTCCATAATTATATAGTCAATTATATTAATGTTTTATCATCGGACTTGATAAGGGCTGGAGAAGGCCGCATCTCTCATTGGGAAAGTGGATGGAAAGAAAATCTAGAAGAATTTAAAAAGACTTTAAACCCAGAATCTTTGATACCCAAGTATCACAAAAAAAATAATATTGCAAGACTTAACAAACAAATAATTAAAACCCATTCTAAAGATTTTGATTATCATTTGCATTCTTTTTTTGTTGACGCTTTACTCCTTGAGCATATTCCAAACTACGACAAGATTTTCGAATTTGGATGCGGTACAGGATATCACTTATTTAGACTAAACAAATACTTTTCTGATAAGCTTTATCACGGAGGAGATTGGAGCGTTGCGTCTCAGAACAATATAGCGGAGTGCTCCAACGCAATCGGATCACACAATATCAAAGGCTTTAATTTTAATTATTTCGAGCCAGATTATTCTATTGATATTAAAGATTCACTTATCTATACCGTCGCGTCTTTGGAGCAAATAGGAGAGAAGCATGATAAAGTGCTTGAATATTTTGTTAATAGTAAGCCCGGCTTGTGCATTCATTTTGAACCGATTCACGAAGTCTTAGATCCAGAAAATATTCTTGATTATTTAACTATTCAATATTTTAACAAGAGAAATTACCTAAAAAACTATCTGACTTCTTTGAGAAAACTAGAATCAGAAGGCAAAATTAGAATTTTAGACACTAGAAGACTATATTATGGTAGCAAGTTTATTGAAGGACATACTGTAATCATATGGAAACCAGTTTAAAAGATATAAAAGAGTTTAAATTTGATAGCTTCGAAGATTTTCGAGGAGAAATTTTCACAACATATAAAGATTCTTTGGATGGCAAAAAGTTTGACCACGATAAGGTTTGCATTAGATATAAAAACTGCCTAGTAGGAATCCATGGAGATTTTAATACTTGGAAGCTTGTATCTTGTTTATATGGAAGGGTTCATGCTGTGTTCGTAGATAATAGACCAGAATCTAAAGACTACAATAAACACATAACTAAAATTTTAAGCAATGAAAATAAAAAAGCTATCCTTTTGCCTCCTGGCATAGGTAATAGTTTTTATGTTTTATCAGATGTTTGTGTTTATGATTATAAACTATCTTATACTGGAGAATATACTGATTGCGACAAACAATTTACTTTAAAATGGAATGATCCAAAATATAATATTCATTGGCCTTCTAATAATCCAATTCTAAGCGAAAGAGATAAATAATGAATAATATTGTCATCACTGGAGTAACCGGGCAGGACGGAGCGAACATGGTTGAATATTTGCTCGAAAAAACTAATTATAATATCCATGGCGTTGCCAGAAGAGCATCTAATCCCAATTATATAAATTGCCAAAAGTTCATAAACAATCCAAGATTTAAATTTATATATGGAGATCTTTCTGATGCTGTTAGTATAGACGGCATTATTCAATCTTTAAAGCCTGATTATTTTATTAATTTTGGCGCCCAATCCTTTGTTGGGTGTAGCTGGGAAATACCCTTGCAAACATTCGACACAAATGCTACTGGAGTTGCAAGATGCTTGGAGGCTATCCGCAGACTTCATCCTAAGTGCAGATTTTATTCCGCTGGTTCTAGCGAGGAATTTGGCGACGTAGCCTATTCTCCACAAGACATTTATCA